TCCAAGATATTCTTTAATTTCTTTAAGGATTACATCCTCATGATACTTCCAACGACCATTGTTATTATCTGGTGTGCTGGGAAGATCAGGAATATAAACTGAGTTGGTCATATTTGATTCTTCATTATTCAAGTCAATTTGGAATTCATTGGGTGAAAAGTAATCTGCACCCAAACTATCAATATTGTATTCTGAATCTATAAAGAGACTAGCAGATCCACTGACAGTCACTCCATTGCTCTCCCAAAAATCTTCGTAATCTTTTTCAGTGGCATCAGTGATTCTATCACTTGATGCACTAGAGGCAGGTGGTGAGTCATTCATAATTTCATCGTGTAAGAAACTCCAGGCATTTGCCATAATTATATCACTCCTTTACTAGTTTGACAACATTGTCTGCTGCAGGCATCTCAAAGTCTGCATCAACCTTATCATAAAGTTCCAAGAATGCTTGCTTGGTCTCATCATCAAAGCGATTTACACAGACTTGAATTGCTTTTGCCTTGTCATTAAAGATACTATAGGCACGAACAATGTGAACAAGGCGACGTGTGCTAATCAGTTCATCAATACCACCATCATAGAATGTCTTACGAATAATGTCAGCCCAATCAACCAACTTCTGAACAAACTTCTCATCATGGCAACCAACACTGGCAGAGTGCAGCAGCAGCATCTTCACCTCAGTAGCAGGAGAAGGATAGCTCTGCTCCAGAGTCACAGGGAACCTCTCAAGGAATGCTTCATTGAGAACATTGGTGCCAATGAAACGCCCATCATCAGATCCTTTGCCTTTGGTATTAGCAGTGGCAATGACATTGAATCCACTCTTAGGACTGACATACTTGCCAATCTTCTTCAGAAACACACCTTTGCCTTCAAGAATGGATTGGAGACAGAGGATTTTGTTTGAAGCAAGGTCAATTTCATCCAGTAGCAGGATTGCTCCTCTTTGGAGTGCTTCAATGACAGGTCCATTATGCCATACAGTTGCCCCATCAACAAGACGAAAGCCACCAATAAGATCATCTTCATCAGTTTCAATGGTAATGTTTACACGAATTATTTCTCTCTTGAGTTGGGCACATGCTTGCTCAACAGAGAACGTTTTGCCATTACCAGATAGACCTGTAATGAACGTTGGATAGAATAGATTGGACTCAATAATTTTTTTAATATCACTAAAAGGACCAAACTTGACGAAGGTATCATCTTTTTCAGGGATAAGGTTGTCTTGAGTTGGTGGTTCTACAGAAGGGGAGTTGAATGATACTTCCAATTCTTTTACAGCATCCTTGGTGACTTCTAGATTCCACTTACCACGTCCAACATTATATTCTTTTAACTTTTTAGCAACTGTCTGATATGATACATCATTCATGACACACCAGGCACGAATGTCTGCTGTCACAAACTCAGTGCCATATGTGCTTTGAAGTGATGCTTTGATTGACTCAGTGGAAAGTCCCATTGGTTGTTTGTCTCAATAGAATAATAATACAGCAGAAAGGGGGTCTTGTGACCCCCCAGTGGACAGTTAGTTGACTGTCTTTTGTTGGTAATAATTTTCAGAGATGATCCTGGCACTATATCCAGGATAGTGCTGTTTTACCATGGCACTGACACCCATAGCAGTGATAGCACTATTGACAACCACCAGCACCTCTTTGGTGTCTTCAAGAACAATGTGCTTGAGTTTCAATTTAGATTTTTTCATAATGAAGATTTTCAACCATAAGTGAATGTTTTACCTTTAATCTTGGTGTCTGCCTCACCAGTTTTACCTGGTTGCATCTTACCAACATTTATGCTCTTTGCACCACCCAGTCCACCTTTTCTTGTAGCCTGTAGTGATGCACTGCCACCTGGTTTCTTTTGAATCAGAACAGAGTCCTGTCCATACTTTTTACCAAGTGATTTGACAGCCTTACTAAACTTTCTCTTACCCATTTTACCAGAACTGACAACATGACTGCGCTCTTTTACTTTTGTGGTCTTGCCATCATCACCTCTCTCATCATATCTACCTGATACTTTGGTGGCACCAGGAAGACCTTTTCCACGAATGTCACGATCCATTTGTTGTGATCTTGCTCTATTCTCTGCTGAAGATTTGTTACCCCTCTCAGCAGAAACAATGGCAGTCCCCCCTTTCTGTGACTTTGCTCTGATTCTGTTCAGAGATGACTCCTGAACAGAATTACATTCTAACACAAATTCCTGGAATGTCTTCATACCACCAAAGAAATGAATTCTCCTAATACTTTCTTATTTAGAGACTTGGACTTCAAACTCTTGATAAATGCACTCTTGATTTTAATCTTTGATGCACCCTCATCAACATCAAAGTCTACATCATTGCTCAATGCACTAGTCAACATGGCAAAGTAAGAGTGGTATCCAGATCCTTTGATGCTGCAGAACTTATCCTTCCTATACTTCTTAAGCTGCTCCTCATTAACAGGATTGTACCTAGAAATGAAGCTCCTGAAATCTCTTGGAGTAATCAAACGAATTCCAATAAAGTTAGTGTCAGGAAAGGATTGCTTCAAATCATCAAGCAACATTTGTGTAAATCCATGATGAGTGTATCCAACCTTATAGGTATAACCTGTTTTGCGATTGCGAATATGAACATGACTTCTCATTTGCTTTGGAGCAATTCTGAGTTCACCAGTCGCAAAGTGATTATATGTATCAAGAAATTGTAGAGCATTTGCTTCACCATCAGAAAGGACAACACACTGAACTTTCTGAATATTATGCTTTTTCTTAAAAGCAGGAATGATCTTGTGAAGGCAAACTATTGATTCATTAAGTGGTGTGCCAGAGAGACTGAATTTAGCAGGAGTTGTAAATCCAGACCAGTAGCAATACCCATATGCCAACCTCCAGAGATTGAGTAATTGAGTATTGAGATCTGCTTTTGTGCCACCACTAGTCACATAGTTGAGTAACTTGAATTGATCATCAACATAAAGTTTACCAACCTCTGTCTTCATATTAGGAAAATCAGGATCAGCATTCCCATAATGATTAGTGAATGCATAAACATCAAAGGGAATGTTTACCTTATCACAGAACCAAATAAGATTGTACATCTGCTTAAGAGTATCAATAAGATACTCGCTCATTGATCCAGACCAGTCAAGGATGAAAATCAATCCATGATTCTTACCATCAGGTGTTACAGTGACTTTCTTGAACAGGTCTTCATTGAACTTAAAAGTATGCAGTTTAGTTGTATCAAGCACTCCAGTCCTACTAGTAGAAGAGCGAGCATAAGCATCTGCAGACTTGCGGGTTTCAAATTCTTTGACAAGATAGTTCACCTCCTTCTGTGCTGAATTCTTAAATTTGTTATAGTTATCATCACAATTTTCAAAAGATGCAACAACACCTACATGACCATTAGGGAATGTCATGGGCTTAAGTTGCTCTGCCCAGTACTCTTTCAGAGTATCTTTGATCTCTTGATTAGATACAATCACATTGTCTAAATTTACATCTGGAACTTCACAGTAAATATTATCAACATGATTTGGTTCAAGATCATTCAGATCTTGAGTTCCCTGAGTGAATGCATCATCAGTTTCTACTTGGATATCATCTTCAAAGTCATCAAGATCCTCTTCACCTTTTTTATCTTGCTGATTCTTTTCCTCTTCTATCTGATCAGACTCATCAGGATTAGGATCATCTATATTTTGAACTCCACCTGAGGGACTAGACTGTGGTTCAGAACCTGGGACTGGGGAAGATTCATCCTCCTTTGCCTCAGATTTTGACTTGGCTTCATCTTTACAATATTTGTACATCATCTCAGCAGCAAGAATTGCATCAGCAAAAGTTTCTGCCTCTGCAACCATGTCTACAATATCTTGTTCCTTAGAACTGAAAGAGATATTGATGAAATTACCAATCTTGAAATACAGATTCACACGATCAGCAAAATTCATTTTGCTAACATCTTGACCCTCAAGTTCAAAGAAGTCATCATCAGATAGTTCCTTATAACCACCAAAGAAAGATTTGGAGATACCAGGGTACTTACGCTTCATGAGTTTCTCAATGCGTGCATCCTCTGTCACATTGACAAACTGACGTGGTACTTTGTAGTCCCACTCATTGGGAGTGAAGAGTGCATGTCCAACCTCATGCCCCACCAACATATCATATACAATACCTGATGCTTTCTCCCAGAGAGGGAGAGTAAGGACACGCTTCTCCACATCAAACTGAGCAGTGCGAATACTTCTGTGTTCTACAACAATATCTTCAGTGGCAAGGAGTTTGGCAAGTTGAGACTTGATTACGTAATTGACCATAGTGTTTGCCTGTTCCCTCATATCATACTAAAAAACCCTCTGGTTTTGGAGGGTAGTGGACACTTTATGATCTGGCAGGAGGTAGTGCCTTTCTTTGTTGTGCTGCCTTGAGTGCTGCTTGCTTTGCTGCTGCTTTGATTGCTGGTGCAATTGGTCTACCTGAACCAGCAGGAAGTGCTGGTCTTGATACTGCTGGTTTTATATTACCTCTTTCTGCTGCAGGTCTTAGTGCTGGTCTCTTAGCAGCAGGTTGCAATGCAGGTCTTTGTGTTGGTTCAACTCTTACTCTTGCTTTCTGAACAGATCCTGCTGTATTTTTACCAGCATTTCTAATACTCTGTGATGATCTCTTAGCAATGGATGTACTTGAGGCAGCAGGTTTCAGTGCTGGTCTGTCAGCAGCAGGTTTGAGTGCTGGTTTCTTCTCTGCTGGTTTTTCAACCTTCACATCTACCTTTTGTACATCATCACGTGATCCAGGTAGTGCCTTTTGTGGTCTTGGTCCACTTCCATATGGTGCTGGTTTTCTTGGCCCTTTTATCTTATCCTTTCTCTTAAATGATGGTAGTTTTGGACGTTTTAAACCTAATGAAGGTCTCTTTTTAAAATCCTTTTCAGTTCCACCAACAGTTCCAGACTGTGATGCTCTATCTGCAGCAGTTCTAGCTAAGTGAGCAGCAAGAGCACCTGACTGTTGTTCTGATTCTGCTATGAACTCTGAAAAAGTTTTCATCTCTACCACAACCCTATATTTTATTTATTAGTTAATATATGCCTAGCGTGATCAATATGGTTTACCTATCCTATCTGGCACATATGTGGTGGACCCATCACCCTTTGGTGCAAATTTTCCACCTGGACCAAAGAGTTTATCATATTTTTTAGAACCAACAGTACGTCCAGTTGATCCTGAACCTGTAGGATCTCCAACGATTTTAGTTCTCTGGAAATTGGTGCCACCAGTTTTATTCGTTCCCACTGGTTTGAATGAAGATACTTTATTGGGACCAGATGCTTGACGAGTATTAAATCTTCCACCAGTACCAGTAGGAACCGCATATCTATATTTTGTTTTAAATGTATTCTTTTTAGCAAGTTCTGCTTGTCTTTCTGCTTTTGCCTTTAATACATCTGATTTAAGTCTATGCTTAGGATTATTGGGATCATACTGCCTCTTTTCACTTTTCTTTTCACTTTTCTTTTCCTTTTTCTCCTTCTCTTTCTTATCTCCACCACCACCAATTCTACCACTGACATTAATACCACCACTCACAGTAGTCTTCATTCTACCCTTTTCTGAAGATGCTGACTGTGATTGTCCTGGATTAGCAATTGCTCTACTAACAGCACTTCTTACTGATTGATTGGTTGCTTGTGCAGGGACAGCACCACGACTTACATTTACATTTCCACTAAAGTCTGCTGCCTGAGCAGCACCTCCACCAGCTACAGATGCAGCAGCTGCTGTAGCTATAGCAGCTCTCCTTGCAATATTAGCACCTCTTCTTGATACAGATCTTAGTCTACTTGCAATACTTTCTTTTAATTCTTCGTCATCACACAGAGATAATTGCTCTTCAAGTGAGGCAATCTCATCTTGGATCTGTAATAAGAGAATACTATTGCATTCATTCATATATTGAGTAAAAGTTTTCATCTCTACTACAATCCTATATTTTATTTATTAAAACCAATCCCCCCTAGAGAGATCTAGAGGGGACTTTGGTGGGCATTACTCCTTTACAATTTCAATCAGTGGTCAGGATGTGTCTGCAGAATCTCCTTGCTTGGTGGTCAATAATCCCACATTCTGAGATGCACTGGAAGTACTCGGATACCTGGTCGTATTTTTGTTCAACAGTTTGTTTTTGATCCCACTTCCATGATGCAAGTTCATTATATGAAATCAGATTGGGCATGATACCTCCATTCACTGTATTATATAGTCAGCATATGCTAACTTAATGAAGATTTGATAAGTCCAAGCCTTTTCTTCAACATCTGTAATCTTTCTTTAGATTGACGCATTTTCTGAGGCTTGAGGGTCCTCTTCTGCTCCTTTTTGGAGTGGTGTTGCCAGTTTGGGACCTTCATGATTCTCCTGATTAGGATACTATTCTACTATACCCTTTGACTTTTTCATACCTTATGACTTTCTCAAATTTGTCCTCCATCCCATTCTTATGAGAGATGACAAATACATTTACATCTTTAATTATAAATCTGATAATCCTAAGAAACTCATCTGTTCCAAAACTATCAAGTGAT